ACTTATCCTCTAATGATAGAGGTTTAGCGTATAAAGTGACTTCCCATTCAGGAACATAGATTTCACGGACGGTTTTACTGCTAAAATGTGATACCGCTGCTTCAATAAGTTTCATAATTTACCTTATGCTACTGATTCTTCAGTTAATGCACCGTTACCAGTTGCAGAGAATGATGCTTCGATTAATCCATCGAAAGATGCACTCTTTGATACTGAGGTAATGATTGCAGAACCAGACCAGTATTTATTACCAGAAGTATTACCTTCAGGGTAAAGGTTTAATGTTATTTCAGCTCCAACAGTAAGAGTTCCCTGACCAGTTGAGTCAGTTTCGTCCCAGTAAGCGTTGAATGATGAAGTCCAAGATTTTTGTGTAGGTTTGTTCGATACCCAAGTATCACCCATAACAGTATCCGCAACTACTTCACTGGTTTCCTCGAGTGACCAGTCACGAACTTCTGCTACGGCATTTGAACCTGAGTATACTGCGCCTGAACGACCAGTGTATGTAGCCATGATATTTCCTCTATGGTTTAAGTTGTTGGTGAGCCTTCGGTAGTATGGTACTTAACTATTACGTCAAGCTGACCTACACCAACTGGCATTTCACCGTCGCCATTGTAATCTGAATCAAAGTTGTCAATCATAGTGTCAATGGCGTTACCACCGCGAGTGACATCAACTGCCAAAGCAGATTCAATCTCTGCCATGATAGTATCCATTTTATCATCAAAGCCAGTATTAGTCTTTACATATACTTCGACTTTGAAGACACAATTTCTTTCTTGTGAGCGTGGTGACCCCATTGCTAGGTACTGCACCGTCTCATTTTCATTGTAAATAATAATGCCTTGTGTAAGGCTTTTGGAAACAGGATATACTCTCGTAACAAATACATTGCTACCAGTGGTAGTTAAACCAGTCAACGTGGTCTTTATATTCTCACGGATTGATTGACGTTTATGCATCTTGCTTCTCTAGTTGTAGTTCTGTGATACCTTGACCATCTGGCATAATTACTCTTACGTAATATGTATTGCCCTCAATGACCAGTGTATCAGTCTCTACTGCATTTGGCACATCAGATGTTCTGCAATAGAATCGTGGTTGCTCCATAGCAAAAGCCACATTGCCACCTGCATCTACCGCCTCGAATTGCTTGTCGAAAATACCAGTAACATTGGTGGTAGTGCCATTGTTAGTATAAGCAACCTCAATACCGAAGTCGCTCAACATGACTAATCTATCTGCAGCAGTCTCAACAGCCATTTACTTAGCCTTTTTAGCTCGTTTCTTACGAGTTTCGACAGGTTTTTCTTCTCTGTCTTCTACAACAACAGGTTTAACTTCTACTTCGCCTGTGTGCTGTTCAATTCGACCTAAACGACCTAGCGCGTCAGCAACTTCAGTCTCTAGCTCTACAATTTCGCCTACTTTAAGCTTACGACCTAAAGCAATACATTCTGATAATACAATATATTTCATAACAATCTCCTAGAAGGAAAGTGGGTGAGCCGAAGCCCACCCCAATCAATTACGCACCGTCATTCGATACACAGAAGCTCTGTGCATGGCGAACCGCAGTGTCTACTGACTGTAAAGCTACAACACGTACTGAACCAGTAGTGCTTAAGCTATATGGATCTACTGTTAAGTCTAATGTGCCGAACATACCGATTAATAAATCAGAGAAGTCGCCTAAATAGACATTTCCAGCTGTACCTTGGTTACTTACTACAGTGCGGTAACCGTTCATAGAACGACCGTCTGTAACGAACTGTGCAGTATTAGCAGCTTTCTCAGTGGTTTTTAACGCACCGTTGATAGCAGATGGTAAAATGTACGCTAGCGACTCAGAGTTCACATTATCGTTGCGTAAAGCAGTTTCCATTGCAACAATCTCAGCGAAAGTTGGGTTAGCAGCAGCAAAAGTAGTAGTGTTAACACCAGTAGTGTTAAGAATACCAGTAGGCTGACCATTAAGCCCAGTGCCTTCCAAAGCAGCTTTATCGATTGCTAGACCCATAGCTTTAACTAAGTCATCACGGATTAAGTTCTCTACGTCTAAAGAGCTTTGGATTAATAACTGACGAGTTACATCAGTGAAAGCACCAAGAGTCTTAGGCGTCATAGAGATGTTGCCAACAGTCATTTCTGACTCGCTCGCAGCACCACCTTCAGAAGCAATCCAAGCAGCAGATGCAGCAGTTAGCTTCTTAGGAATCTTAACGTCACCAGATAGACCAGATAACATTGTTGCACCAGCTTGCATAACACTTGAAGCGTTACGTAGTACGTCAATGAAATCACCGCCACGGTAATCATCGCCAAACAAATCTGATTCGTCAGCAGAGTTAAGGTCACGACCCCAAGTCTTAAGAACGTCAGCTGGCATCATGATACCTTGAGCGTTAGCACCGTACTGTTGAGCAGCAGCGCGTGAACACTCAAACTCGAAAGCAGCTTCATGCTGTGCGCGAGCGTCATGTGGGTTAGCTAAAGCACGGATAGCTTTGATTAGAGAGAAGCGCTTAACTTCTTCTTTGTCCATACCGATTTCTTTATTTTCTAAAGCAGCAGTAGAACCGATTTTCTCCAATACGTCACCACGGAAAGACTCGATAGAGATTCCTTTAGCGATAGCTTCACGAGCCATGTCGCCTAAGTTGTGACGTGCGCCTAGTTCTGCGATTTCCGCAGCGTTACGTTGTGCAGCTTTGCGAGCTTCCGCTTCAATCGCTGCAATATCTACTGTATCAGACATAATTGTCTCCTTAATTTGTTCAGTAGGTTTTTCTTCAGGGTTGATTGAAGTTTCACTTGAGCGACCAACGCCAACGGTGACATCCGCAGGTATTGAAACCAAGCTTGCTTCTACAGGTCGCCAACGCTTCGCAATGTAAGTGTCTTTGTCCTTCTTTTCTAACTTGCTGATTGAATATCCTACGCTAATATTAGCACGGATACCATCAACTACATCGTCAAATGCTTCACGAGCAAGTCCGTTCTTACCGAATCGCACTTTAGCACGAAGACGTTTCGTACTTTCGTCAAGCTCAACAGATTCTACCACCCCAATTTGTTTCTCTGGGTCATGGTCTAATAGTAATGGAGCGCGTCCACTACCTAAGAAATCTAAGTCAATAGCGTCTTTGCTATGCTCTAAAACTTCATAGCCAAATGAGCGCATTACTGGCTCTTCTGTGCTAACAGCAATCATAGCAGTACGCTTGTCTTCGTCGATAGGCTTATAACCTATCTCCATTGAGCGATGCTCTACTTTACCAAGTGAGCGCTCTTCGTCAAAGTTTAGCTCTTCAGGCTCTTCAGCCTCTTCTGCTAACTCCTCGATATCAATCTCTTCAGATTCTATCTCTTCAACGATTTCAGAGACATCTTTTTCCTCTTCCATCATTCTTTCCTCTTCGTTATTAATACGTTTAACTTCTTTCTTCGCCCATGAGTACCCAGCGTTACCGCCCCAAAGTAGCCATGCAATCGTGAAAGCATTCTCACCACCATCATTCTCTTTCTCGCCATAATGCTTGTCGTAATTCGACGAGTGGCGTGAAAAGTACGAATACATTCTCTTAATAGTACTGTCAGATAAATCTTTGTTATTACTAATATCCCTAGCACGAGCAACACCAACATCAGTACCACCACGACCATACTCTTTGCGTAGTTCAAGCCCACGCTTTGCGTTTTTACGCATCTGGTCATTAGGCTTCGCCATCGTCCTCTCCACCTACAGGTGTGAATTGAGCGCCATACGGCTCAAGCTGATACTGGATACCAAACTGCTCCATCAAATCTCTATCTCTAGCAATCTGACTTAATAACTCTTCTACATCTTTACCGTACTGGCTCGCCACATCTTGTAGTGACAATATGCCAGACTTAAGACCTAGAACGGCAGCATTCATCTCTTTCTGTGGGTCTACCCAATTCCAAGCACGACCACGGAACTCTGCAGCGTCAATAAACTTATCTAGCTTGAACGCAGGGTAGCGAATTGTGCCAGACTCTTGTGCTGAGTATAACCAAGACTCGAATATAGGGCGTACAAAATGCTCAATCATCATAGACTGTATATTTCTATACATATCACGCTCTTCTAGCGCACCTTGACGGATAGATGAGTAAGATGTAGCTTCTAAATCGTTACTAACTGCCGTATAAGAGATACCTAGACCACTAGCAATGCCTTTCAACACTGATTTATGGAATGTATCGAACTCATTAGAAGGGAATGCAGGGTCAAACGTTTCAAAGCCAACACCAGCTGGCAAGGTGTGGAAACTGGCAGGTTCTGCGCTCATAATCGGAACATCTTGCTCCATATCATCAGGAACAAAGCCATCTCCCTGTGGAGAGGTAAAGAAACCCATCTTAGACGCGCCAACACGAGCATTAATTACTGCTGCTTCACGGAATCCAGACAGTTGCTTAATCGCTGACATGGCAGGTGACGTCCAAGGCTCGCCTCTGGTCTGACCAGCGCGTAACGAAATGAACAAATGGATCACTCTATCTGCTTCAATACGGATATACTTTTTACCAGTATTCATACCAGTGTAGTCGTAGTCACCCTTATGATAGTTAAGGAAGTGATATGCCACTGGACGCTTGTACTTATCAAGCTCTACACCCATGCGAATCTCATTGCCATTCTGCAATGTCTCATTCTTCTCATGGTCGATGTATTCTGGCTCTAGGAATTGTAGCGAGAAGGTGTCGTGGAAGTCAGGAGAGCGATGTTTAAGGATAAATACCTCACCATCCTTTGCCCATGCTTCGATAGCTAGTTTCTGTGCGTCCACAAACGTCATTTTGCCGTCTACAGTACAATTACCTAGCTTACACCACTTCTTAAACGCTTTTTCTATCTCATCATTGCCTAGTTGGTCTAATTTACCGTCATTATTGATAGCTTTAGACTGCAATGTAAAGCCTTTATCACCTACTACATTGTTCTTTAGTAGCTCTAAATAGCGCTTAACATACTCGTTATTTCGGGCTAAATCACGGCTTCTAGCACGTAATTTGTTTAATACTGGGCGTAATTCGCTATCAGCACTACGCTCTGAGCCAGCAAAATCGTTAAATAAACGACCTGTAGACGCTG